ATGACGAAAAGTCAACTTTCACTTATGAAGATGTTTTATCATTCGTAAGTGTAGACTTAGCAGTAGCTGCCTAGTCTCTCCCGTATCACTCATGGGCTTAAAAAGAAGTGAAATCAGTAAGGTAGTGTTTTTTCTGGTGCTTAGTCCTTTAAAAAGAACCAACTATTTATATGTTTGAGTTAAACATACTATTTTGTTTGTTTAGAAAAACAAACTAAGCTTGTAAATGAATTTTACTGATCAGTTATTTGGACGAGGGTTCGATTCCCTCCGACTCCACATTTTTAGAAATAATAGACCAAACCATACCCACTACAGCTACAATTCCGCCTACCAATTCTACCATTGTAGAATCATTTATCAAACCTTTAGCTACTAAAATGCCACCTGTGAATGTCAACACATGGCGAACAATTCCTAATATTTGTACTTTACTTAACTTTTTCATAATTTATTTTATTTTAATTGTTTTGTTTTTCTTCTTCTTTAACAGCTTCTACTATGTCTTTTTTAGCTTTAGTAAACTTATCTACTGATGATAATCCTAAACATCCAAATGCCAACAGTGCAACTGCATTAACCACTGCATCTGATGGCTTAATGTTACCATAAGAACAACAATTAATAAATAAGGCTACACATAGTGACAGTGAACATACTATGCCTACAAATCTTTTTGACGATGGACATCCTGCTTCATCTTTAAACAATCCTACTATCCAACTTTTCATTTATTATAAATATATTAAACTTGTTAATTAGTAAAATACTATGTATATTAACATTGAAAGTCTTTGTAGCTCAACTGGATAGAGCACAGGTTTTCTAAACCTGCGGTTTTGTGTTCGAGTCACAATGAAGACACAGTATATATGTATGGTCGGTTCGTCTAGCTGGTCTAGGACATTAGATTTTCATTCTAAAGATCACGGGTTCGAATCCCGTACCGACTACTAAAGTGTAGGTTCTTTGACATAAAAAACAAAATAAATAATATGGAAACATTATCATTTACTTTTGGAGTACTCTCAGTTATCATTGTTGCATTTGTAGCAATGTTAGTTTGGGGTATTGTGAAGGTAGTAAAACAGCAAAGTCAAATAAAAGATTTACAAGACATGAATAACCATTTAAATGATTATTATGATCGACGTTTTAATGAATTAGAACATCACATTAGTGAAATAGCGGATAACATCAATCAAAGAATTGATAAGGAAAATGAGCAAATTTATCGTAATATACGTGATACTCATTCATATATCGATTCCCGAATTGACAAATTAGAAACAAAAAAACAATTAATTAAATCATAAATTTAACCCGTCAAAGTAACCTGCACTTTTTAAAATTTCTATATATTTATAATAAAATTAAAACAACATGAAAAAATCACAACTACGCCAAATCATCAGAGAAGAAATTTCTAAAGCTATCAATGAAAATCCCTCAAATATTGATGAAGGAGCTCCAAATTTACTAAGAATGGCTGGAGAATTTTTTAGCATTCCTGGTGTTTACAGCGATAAAACTAAAATGAATTTAAAAGATTTAGAAGCTAAAATGGAAGAAATGGGATTTGCAAGAGGTGGTGCAATATGGAATGCTATTTTAGATAAAGCAGTAGAATATGGTTTTAAAGGAGAAGTTGGAATGACTGGCAAAATGGCAACATTCACAGGAGAAAAAAGTGCGGCACAAAAAATTGGTGCAACAGCAGCAGGTGTCACTAGTACACGTAGAAAAGCTGAGTAAAATTAACAGTTAGGCTTCCAAGATCCTTTAACATATATTTAATCATAATTAAAAATAAAGGTTATGATGATTTACAAAATTGAACGATTTAAAGAATTAGAAGTGGGTTTTCCATTTGCTCGTTTTACTGATGATGAATGGAATAAAATTGATTACTTAGAAAAAACAGGAATCGATTTAGAAGAAACTTCATGTATTTCAATTGGAATGTACACACACGCATACATTGATTGTCTAACTAAATTATTTTCAAAATACGACATTCCACTTAAGGTTACAGACGTTACAGCTCAATATACCCATACTCAATCTACATTTGATGAATTTACTAATAAATACATTTCCCAATTAGATAAAATAGAAGAATTTATGTTAGCAAATACATCAGTAGATGATGTGTTAGATAAAATCAATGGATTTGGAATACAATCACTTAATAAAATTGATAAACAAATTTTAGAGAGCATTAATTAAAAATAAAGGTTATGGAAAAACGATTTAAACCCCTTAAACGGATTACTATTCCTGAGTCAGATGTTTACATATCTGCTGATGAGGATTTTCAAAATAACTTTATTAGTTTTTATACACTAGAAAAAATAGACAATGAATGGGATGATGTAAAATACTTTACTAAACGTACTAAAAAGCCTATTCCTAGTTTTGGAGAAGGCAAAGAAATTATTTACGTTATGTCTAATCCATCAATGCCTAACTTAATTAAAATAGGATACACAGGTAAAGAAATAGAAATAAGACGTTCTATTTTGTCTAAACCAACAGGTGTTCCTACCCCATTTAAAATTGAATATTTTTATAAATTACAAGGAAGGGGAATGGAATTAGAAAGAGAAATACATAAATATTTAAAAGAATATAGACTTAACAATGACCGTGAATTTTTTGAGTTAACATTAAAACAAGCCATAGACGCAATAAACTTTATTGGAAAAAATTACACTTAAACTTGCTAATTTAAAAATAAATCATTATATTTATAACTATGAAACAAATACTTTTTACATTAACATTAGCCCTCGCAGTTATCTCTTGCGGAACAAAATCAACGAACACAGTAGTTGACACAGTTAAAACAGTTGATACCACAATCACAGTTGATTCTGTTAAAGTGGATTCCATTAAAATTGACACAACTGTCAAAAAATAAATTAAAATGGATTTAAAAATTTGCTCTATATTTAATATGGAGCTTTTTTTATTTCAAACTACCTTTATAAAATACATATTTATCATTAAATATATGTTTAACACTCTTAAAAACGTCTTTTAGCATTTTATATGTTGGACATCAATAATATATTAAATATATTTGACTCTACTGACAATAGTAAAGATGATGAGGTGTCGTCATTAATAGATTTTTCTGAACATCCGTTGTTTTGGATTGGTGGATATAATAAAATTGTAAATAATTACACTTTCTTTTTTCAATACTCTATTAAAAATTTTAAAGATATTTTAAAAGATGATGAAGATTTAGTAAATGTAGAAAAAGCAACAAAACAAGTACTGTTCAATAAAGCCTGGGAATATATACGAAACATAAATGTGTTCAATACATTTCATGTTGAATGTATAAAATTAAAGTCTAGTGATTCATTAATACAGACCTTAGATTTAGGTATAAAATTTTTTGAAGAAAAAGAAGAATTTGAAAAATGTGCACTATTAAAAAACATTCAAGATATAGCTAAAGGTTTTGTAATTTAAATTTGGCTGTTTAATTTCTACAATGTATATTAATACTACGGGAAAAAAAGAAACATAAATAAACAATAATATGAAATATAGAGATGCAATTTTGAAAAAATTAGATAATGTTGACTCAAGTTTAAACCGCCTAAATTTAACTTTAAATCAAGGTGACAGAGATGGATCTTACACAGTTATAGAAACCTTAAGAGAACAAATTGAACAAATTAAAGGTTATGTTGAAGCTGAAGGTATGACTGGAAACGAAGGATAATTAATTTAAAAATAAAAGTTATGAAGCTTACCGCTGAACAAATTCAAGACAACTGGATTAAGTTTGAAAAAACTATAACCTCTTACATTTCAGAGCCTAGACGCTCTAAACTATTGGATTTCTATCAAAAACACAGTGAACGTTTTATGTTGATGCCTGCGTCACATAAAAAAGAATATCATAAGACATTTCCAGGAGGATACAGTGATCATGTTAACAGAGTAGTTGACTGTGCTTTAAAAGTAAATCAACGATGGATTGAAATGGGAGTTAACTCTGCCACATACACAGAAGAAGAAGTTGTGTTTTCTGCTTTAAATCATGATTTAGGAAAATTTGGAGATGAAAATAATGAATCTTACCTGCCACAAACTGATCAATGGCGTAAAGATAAATTAGGAGAAGATTATAAATTCAATGATAATTTAGAATATATGTCTGTTCCAGATCGTGGACTGCATTTGCTTATGTCTAATGACATTCCATTTTCTAAAAACGAAATGTTAGCTATTAAATTACATGATGGACTGTATGATGATTCCAATAAATCATATTTAATGAGTTGGAGACCAGAAACAAGACCACGTACTTCATTAATATTTATTGTTCATCAAGCTGATTTAATGGCTGCCCGAATTGAATTTGAACATGAATGGTTGCCTAAATTTAAGAATAACTTGCCTACCGCAAATAAGGACATTATATTGACTCCGAAATTGAAAAAAACACCAACTAAAGTTAAAGCTTTAAGCAGCATTAAAAGTGAAGGTTTAAAAGGTGTAATGGATAATTTTTTTAAAGATTAAATAAAATAAAAATGCTAAATAAAGGTTGTGGTTTAAAGCCATGACCTTTTATAATTTAATTTAAAACTTCAAATTATGATAATAACAATTTTTTTACTTATAATAATAATATTCATATCTGTTTACACTAACTATAATTTACTAGTGAAAAATGAAAAATATGAAGATATGGTTAAAAAATATGAAAAACACATCAATGACGTTTCTAATGTTATTGAATTTTCAAACGCAAAACTAAAAGAAATAGATGCTAGAGAAGCATTTAAAAGCGATGATGAAATAGGATGGTTTTTTGATCAAATAAAATATTTACAAACACAACTAGACGACTTTAAAACAAAAAAATAATATGAGAAAACCTAACCAAAAAAGATACTTTACTCAAGAAACACAGGATGCAATTGTGTTGTACAACAGCAGTGTAGATCCTATTGAAAGAAGTAAAATATATGGTGAACAAATCCACTATGCTTTTTTTAAACTTACTCAAAATATAATTCACACATTTAAATTTTACCATACAGAAGTAGAAAACATTGAAGATCTTCAACATGAAATTATTACATTTTTACTGTCTAAAATTCATTTGTTTGACGGAAATAAAGGAACAAAAGCATTTTCTTATTTTGGCACCATTGTTAAACGATGGCTAATATTATACAATGAAAAAAACTATAAGAAAAAAGTAGTGTCTGTTCCTATAATGTCTATAGAAGAAGACAATGGACATTCTTACACAATAGAAGAAAATAACTCACCCAGTGATAAACTATCATCCAATGACAGATTGTCTTTATTTATGGATTTATACACTGAACACTGCACCACAAATATTTACAAACTGTTTCCAAAAGAAAATGATGCTAAAGTGGCAGATGCCATTCTTGAACTGTTTAGGCGGCGAGAGAATTTAAACATTTTCAATAAAAAGGCGCTATACATATACATTAAGGAAATTATAGATATCAAAACTCCAAAAATTACTAAAATAGCTGACAAACTATATAAAATATTTAAGAAAAGTTATGTATTTTACTTAGAAAATGGATATATAAAATTTCAATAAGTTCTATATTTATAACAAACACACACAATTATACTATGGAAGGCTTAAACTCAGAAATATTTGGTGACAAAAAGTTTAAAGATCTATTAGAAGAAATTTACACAAACCAAAAGAAAAAAGAAAAACAAATATCAACACTAATTAATGAGTTAAAACCTATGGTAAGTGACATAGGTGACGCTACATTGATTGTTCCTTTAATTAAAGAATACTTAGAAATAGGTGTTAAAAATGATGAACAGTTAATTAAAATGGCTACCATTATTCAACGATGTATATCTACATCTCAAGTTAACAGTGAAGGAGGATATACCATTTCTGAAGAAGAAAAATCTCAACTGCTGTCTGAAATAAACAAATTAAATGATAAACCTGAAAAATAATGGCTAGAGATCCGTTTGTTGTAAAAAAAGCTTTCAGAAGAAATTCAAATGTTGATGGTTTATTTCGTAAATTTTCTAATTTTAGTAATTTAGAAGGTGTTAGAGTTAAAAGTATTATTTTAGATGATAGTACTATTGAAGGATGGGGAGCATTAGGAGCTATTGAATATCAATCTATAAATTCTAATTTTACAGCTAGAGCATATCCACTTAATTCCAATTCAAAGTGTTTTCCTTTAATAAATGAAATTGTATATATTATTTCTCTTCCTAGTTCAGATATGAATAAAGCTAATACAAGAAAAAAAACATATTATATTAGCAATGTAGGAATATGGAATCACCCACACCATAATGCTTTTCCTCCTAACCCTGATAATCTTACAGAAACTCAAATACAAGATTCTACAGGAATAAATTTAGGTAAAACATTTAAAGAACGTAGTAACATTCATCCACTATTGCCTTTTGAAGGAGACTTTATACAAGAAGGTAGATGGGGAAATTCATTACGTTTTGGAAGTACAGTTCAAGAAACTCCAAATGATTGGTCTATGTATGGTACAAACGGAGATCCCATTACTATACTTAGAAACGGACAAGGAAATCAAACTGAAGAAGGATGGACACCAATTGTAGAAGATATAAATAATGATAACTCATCCATTTACTTAACTAGTACACAAGATATACCTTTAAATATTTCAAGTACTGACTACACTAGTTATTCTGGATCAGCATCACCGTCAAATCAATATGGCGGGTCTCAAATAATTTTAAATTCAGGTAAATTAACATTTAATTTAAAACAAGATCATATTTTATTAAGTTCTGCTAAATCTATTAATTTAAACGCTCAAGAATCTGTTAATATAGATACACGTAATTGTATAGTAAGTGCTACTAAAATATATTTAGGTGGACACATAGCTACAGAACCTTTAATGTTAGGTGACAGAACTATAAATTTTTTAAAATTATTACTTTCATCTGTTAATGAATTAAATAATACTCTTAAAAATCTAAAATCTTTAAAAGTTGAAAAATTAGGAGATCCTATTACTTTTGATTCTTCTCTATATGCTAAAACAGCAGAAATAAATACTACTTTAGAAGACTTAAAAGATTCTTTAGACAATAAAACCTTAACTTCAGAAAGAAATTTTACAATATAATGAGTGTTGAAGCAGATATTGAAAAGTGTTATTTAGATTATGGTTATCCATCATATCTAGAAAATGGAAACATTGACTGTAAAAAAAGATCTTCTTCACAATTGATTGAGGCATGTAAATCAAAAAATGGGACTGTTAAATTAGATGATAAGGGAGAATTTATTAGTTGTACTTTATTAAATTCAAATTTATCTCCTTTAAAAATAGCTGAAATAAATTTAATAAATAAAAATAATGATTTTTTAGAAAAAGAATATGGCTATAGAAATCTACCAAAAATTGAAATAGGAGGTGAAAGTACCCCTATTATTTTTCGTCCAAAACCTATTCCTTTTTCTACTATTGTTATAACTCCAACTGTAACTGAAACTAATAATACAAGTATAGAAAAAGAAGAAAAAAATAATACTCAAACTGTTGTAACTGTAGTAAAGGAAGTTATAAATACAGGAAAGACACCTACCATTAAATTACCTGATAAAAAAGTTAAAAGTAATAGTTTAGTTTACTCTTATTCAGAATACCCAGAAATAGAAAAAGTAATAATAGATAATATAGAAGGAGGTTATTATAATGTAGCACATTCATTTACTTTTTCGGATAAAAATAAGTATACATATAAAAGTAGTGGTGAAACATTATGGGGAATAGATAGATTTGCAGGTGCAGGTGAATTTGATAATAATAAAGAAGTAAGAGCTGCTTGGACTTACTATTGGTCAATAGTAGATAAATATTCAGGTTATGGAAAACATGCTTCATATAGTAAATTACATAGTTTAACCACAAAATACACCTTAGACATAAATGGTAACTTAGAATTACATGATTCGGGAAAAAGAAATAAAAAGGGAAAAGTGATATATACAACACAAATTCCAGAAGCATGGGATTTTAAAAATCATCCATTAATTCCAACCGCATGGAAACATAATTATCTACCAACAGCTAAAGATCCTTATTATGTTAATTTATCAAAAACCTACTCAGAAACTGTTGTAAAAGTACGTGATTATCTCCTAAACCGTTATTTTCAAAAAAGTCCTGAGCTTTTAAAAATCATTAAGGCAGATGGAAGACTCTTATTTGCACAAGGAAGAGCCTCTTTTAATGGACCAGGAAATTTTGAAGACTTTGCTGATGAGTTAATAAAAAATTATAATGCAGCAAAAGTAAAAGGAACAATTCCTGCTGAGGCTGTTGCTAAAGGAACATATATACTTAATTTAGATTTAAATGGAAGAAATATACTTAAGCCACATGAAGACTTAATCCAAAAAGACATAAAACTTATAAAACAGTTATCAGCAACAACATGAGTTCAAATAAAATAGCTATTTTACTAATAGATAAAGGACAAGAATTAATTAAAAAATTAATTCCTAAAATTATTGATGTAGCAGTGACTAAATCTAAAATTGATCCTAGTCTTATAATGAAGGTTATGTCAATGGATAAAGAATCTGCTAAACAAGGAGGCATAGATGAAATACTTAAACAAGCAGGTAAAATAGGTATATGTATTCCAACTATTCAATTAAAGAAAATTATAGATATAAGAAACTCAATGATGGATTCATTAAATGTATCTGCTACATCTGTAGATACTTTAAGTAAAACTTTAAATCCACTAAAAACAACTTCAGATACAACAACTAAAACAATAAATATCACAAATACAGCCATTTCAGTGGCAAAAATAGCTGTGGCTCTTATTCCAACACCTGTCCCACCAATACCAAGCCCAGCACCAGCAATATTAGTTCAAATAGGAATTGTAGAAAAAATAATTGAAACTTTAGCACAAAATTTAAATGGTATTATAAACCAAATAAATTCAACACAAGGTGCTATAGATTCTGTTAATCCTATTTTTACTAAAATGATAAATTTATTTAAAGTAATAGATAAGTATTTATTGGGATGTAATGTAAATGTTGTAGACTTAACTCCATTAAATCCATCTTTACAAGCATTAGATAATGCTCAAAAACAACAAGTGGCAGATGCTCAAAATTCAAATACAACCAACTTTCCATCAATTATTTATAAAGGATTTACATTAGATATAGTTAAAGAATCTTTTTCACCAACAGTAGACAGAGTAAAAGCTGTAGCAAAAAATCCACAAGGTATAATAATGTTGCAAACTCCACTTTCATTCACAACTACACCACAAGTTTTAGTAAATGAAATTAAATTAATAATTGATTCAAATCCCAATTTAAAAGCACAATAATTAAATATTTATAACAAATGAACACAGACACACTTAAGAAAATCATCAAATCGGCGGTAAAAGAAGCAATTCAAGAAGAATTGAAGGATATTTTATTAGAAGCTGTTAAAAGTAACAAACAGCCTATTAATGAATCATATCGATCTAATGATGATAGAACATTAAATTTTAACACAAATACTATATCCCATCAACAGTCTGTAAAATCTCCAATTGACGCTAAAAAATCATACATGGACATTTTAAATGAAACAGCTCAAGGATCTAAGTCAGGATTTGATGGTGAATTTAAAGTTAATGGATCTGTAAATACTATGTCTGAAGGAAGCGCACTTCCTGAAGGTCAACTTGGTTTAGATCAAATAATGAATTTAATTAAAAGATAATGGCATTTGGCGCTAAAAAAATATTTCCAATTGACACTAGACCAGGAACGGCTATAGGTATTGCCATACCTTTTAATGCACCTGCTGCTTTTTTTTCAACATATCTTACTAAAGATGCAATACGAAATAATTTATTAAATTTCTTTTTAACTAATAAAACTGAAAGATACTTAAATAACAGTTTTGGAGCTAATTTAAGAGCATTTGTTTTTGAACAAATTACAAATGACAATTTAGAAAATCTTAAATCAGACATTCAGTCATTAATAACTCAATATTTTTCAAATATTAAAGTAGACAGTTTAAATTTACTACAATCTCCAGACAATAATGAAATTACAGTTCAATTAAATTACAGCATAATAAATACAGGAGTAACAGATCAAATACAAATAAACTTTGGATAATGGCAAGTAATAAAAACATAAAATATATAAATAAATCTTTTGATGAGTTTAGAGGTAGTCTTATAGATTACTCTAAAACTTACTTTCCAACTACATACAATGACTTCAGTGCAGCATCACCAGGTATGATGTTTATGGAGATGGCCGCATATGTAGGAGATGTTTTATCATTTTATTTAGACAATCAAGTACAAGAAAATTATCTTCAATTTGCTCGCCAATCAAATAATTTATTTGAATTAGCATATATGTTTGGCTACAAACCAAAAGTAACAGGAGTAGCAGTAACAAGTGTAGATTTATATCAAAAAATTCCTTCTATACTTGTTGGTTCAACATATCTTCCTGACTTTACTTATGCTTTATATATTAGTGAAAATGCAACTGTGTCTAATGGTTCAACAACTTTCTTAATGAGTGACACAGTAGATTTTTCCACTTCAAGTTCAACAGATTTAACAGAAATTTCTGTGTATGAAGTGTCAGGAGGAAATCCAACATATTATTTATTAAAAAAGACTCGTAAAGCTATTTCTTCTACTATTACTTCTCAAACTTTTAACTTTGGAAGTCCAGTTAGATTTTCAACAGTTGAATTAAGTGCTACAAACTTAATTGGAATTTTAGATTGCACAGATAGTGATGGAAATAAATGGTATGAAGTAGATCATTTAGGTCAAGAAATGGTATATGATTCAATTAGAAATACTAATGTTAATGATCCTAATTTATCTCAATATAGTAGTGATGCTCCTCATTTATTAAAATTAAAAAAAGTACAACGTAGATTTATTACTCGTTTAAGAAATTCTTCTCTTTTAGAAATTCAATTTGGAGCAGGAACAACATCTGATTCAGATGAAGAAATAATTCCAAACCCAGACAATATAGGTATAGGTTTACCTTTTGAACAAACAAAATTATCAACTGCTTATTCTCCTACAAACTTTTTATTTACAAAAACATATGGTATTGCCCCTTCAAATACTATTTTAACATTTAGATATTTAACAGGAGGAGGAGTCACAGCTAATGTAAATGCTAATTCTTTAACTACATTAAACGCAACAACAAAATTTTTAAATATAGGACTTAACAGTGCTACAGCAAATGATATTTTTGCTTCTTTAACAGTTACTAATCCAAATGCAGCAAGTGGAGGAGGAGATGGAGATTCAATAGAAGAAATAAGACAAAATTCATCTGCTAATTTTGCAACCCAATTACGAAATGTAACACAAGATGACTATTTAGTAAGAGCTTTAAGTATGCCTTCTAAATATGGTTCTATAGCTAAAAGTTACATTGAACCTACAAAAGTACAAAATTTATCAGCAGGAGAATCCAATAGTATTTTAGATTTATACATTTTAACTTATGATATAAATAGAAAATTAACAACTTCATCTCAAGCATTAAAACAAAATTTAATTACTTATCTTTCTCAACATAGAATGGTAAATGATGCTGTTAATATTAAAGATGGATTTATTATTAATATTGGAGTTAGTTTTGACATCATTATTCTTCCTAACTACAATAGTAATGACATTTTAACTAAATGTGTAGCAGCATTACAAACACATTTTAATACTGATAAATGGCAAATGAATCAACCTATTATTTTAAGAGACATTTATATTCTTTTAGATAGAATAGAAGGAGTTCAAACAGTTAAAACATGTAATATAACCAATAAAACAGGTGTAAATTTAGGATATTCACAATGGGCATATGATGTTAAAGGAGCTACAAGAGACAATGTGGTTTATCCTTCAATAGATCCTATGATTTTTGAAGTTAGATATCCAGCAATAGATATACAAGGTAGAGTAGTATCATTATAAAAAATAAACAATGGCCGTATATAAAATATTCCCAACTCAAGATACTACATTATATTCTATGTATCCAACAATGAATACAGGAACTGATGAAATATTAGAAACCTCTTTAGATGTAAATGTTTCACCAACAACATCACCTCAAACAAGTCGTTTTCTTATACAATTTTCATCTGCAGAAATAACTGATGTTATAAATAATAAAATAGCAGGTGCTACATGGCAATCAAATTTAAGATGTTTTGTAGCAGATGTAACAGCCTTAAATGTAGACACTTCTTTAGAAGTGTACCCTATTTCCCAATCATGGAATATGGGAACAGGAAGATATGGAAACATACCAGAAACACAAAACGGAGCAAGTTGGAATTGGAGAGCATATTCAGGCAGCAACATTTGGACTACAGGAACTTTCAATGTTGGAACCACTGCTTCCTATTCATCTTCAGTTTCTGTAGGAGGCGGAACATGGTATGTGACACAATCTTTAAGTGGCTCTCAAACATTTGGTTATTATGATGATAAAGACATTAACATAAATGTTACTAAAATAACTACTGCTTGGTATAGTAGTTCTATACCTAACAATGGTTTTATAGTTAAACAAGAACAAGAATTTATTAATAATGTAAATGTTCAACCTCATTTAAAATATTTTTCAATTGACACTCATACAATATATCCTCCATGTTTAGAATTTAAATGGAATGACACTGTCATCAATTCAGGTTCATTATCATTTATTACAACTCAACCTTTTGAAGTGTCAATAAATAACAATCCTGGAATATTCTACTCAGGGAGCATAAATAAATTTAGAGTATTTGCTAGACCTACATACCCAACTAGAGTATTTCAAACTGCATCTTTATACACTCAAAATTCATATTTGCCTACATCTTCATACTATGCAATAAAAGATTTAGACACAAATGAATATGTAGTTGATTTTGACTCATCATATACAAAATTAAGCATTGACACTACAAGTAGTTACTTTTCACTTAACATGAATGGTTTTGAACCAGAAAGATATTATAAAATTTTAATTCAAACTATAGTAGAAGGAAGCACAATTACTTTAGACAATGATTATTACTTTAAAATAGTTAATGGATAATGGAAGAAAAATTAGATTTAAATAAAAAATCATTTAATAAAATCCAATATGAGAAAGTTATAGATACTAAATTTTCTCAATTAGCTACTCCCTTACCTACTAATCTAGTAGTAAATGAACCTAATCCTTTTTCTACTTCATTAGAAATAAATGTCTTTTTTTCAAAATACAGTCAGCTATTTTTTGACATACCTAAAACAGGAGCTACAAATTCTCATGAATATTTAATAAAAACAAGTTCTAAATATGTAGATTTTCAAGTGATGAATGATGAAATGTTGGCTTTAATTGATGAAATAAATGCTTTACAAGCTCAAAATTTAGAATTAAATCAAAAATTAATAGAAATACAATTACCTAAAATATAATGGATAAAATTGTAAATATTCAATCTTTAAATCCTAATAATTATCAACTGCAAAATTATAATGCTGAAGATGAATCACTTATTCAAAATTTCTCAACAGAAGTAACTTTTGACTCTACTCAAGATTATTTAGAATATTTTATTTTAGATTTAAATTCAAACGTTTTATATAGTAATACAGCTGGATACAATAACTACACAATTTTAGATAATAATGTGGTGATTGATCCTCAAAAAGATTTAGAAGCAATTGGATATTCAGAAGGACAATATTATACAATATATAATTTTTTAAAAAGAAAACTATCTTCTTCTCCAAATAGTGTTTTTTACATTCAAGATATAAGTTCTGATAGAACAGAGTTAAGATTAAATACTACTACAATTTCCTCTGTAGATGTAATAGATTTAACTGATCAATTATCGCAAGATGTATTAACTAATGATGATTATCAAGACTTTTATTTAAATTTTGGAAATAATAAATTAATAATAGCTGTTAATATAGCTTTAGATAGTACAGATTTTGAAGACCCAACTGTTTTAATAAAACTTTACGAACCATTACCTCCTGAATTTGATGTAAAATCAACATGTTGGGTTGTAGAACAAATAGCAGAATCTAAAGCATATCAAATAGAATTAACATCTGTTTTTGATTATACTCCAGTTTTAAATTATATAAGTGGTCCTAATTTAAATTTAGATCTTCAAGATCAAATAAATAATTCAACTCCTTATTACAACCAAAATACCTTAGCTTTAAATGCTTCTACTTTAGGAACAGGAAGTTTACTGTATCAAATCAATAGTTTACTAGCTGAAAAAGGAATTGAAATAAACATAGACTACACAGACTATTCAGAATTTGTACATTTTTCCTCTGCTCAAACAAGATTAGAAAATTTTTACTATAAAATATCTTTACTTGAAAATTATACTACTAACAGTAATCTTGCTTCTACATCTCCAACCAATACTTTCATTTCCAGCAGTCAAATAATATGGAACAATAAAATAAATGACATTATAACTAATTTTGATGGATATGAATATTACTTATACTTTGAATCAGGTAGTTATGCTTGGCCTAAAGTAGTAAGTAGTACTCTTCCTCCATATGTAAATGTTACTACAGGTTCAGTTGCTGCTATAAATTGGTTTACTACTCAATCAATTTCTGCTTCATTTTATGATTCAGAAAACAACAACCATTTAATTAATGCTATACCAACATATTTAAGAGAAGATCCCCAAAATGCTAAATATGAGTTGTTCATTCAAATGGTAGGACAACATTTTGACAACATTTGGATATATTTAAAAGACATTACTAATAAATTTAACACTGACAATAGATTAAACTATGGCATTTCAAAAGACATAGTAGCACAAGCTATTAGAGATTTAGGAGTTAAAATTTACCAAAATAATTTTTCAGATGCAGATATATATTCTTCTTTAATTGGACTAACTCCTTCAGGAAGCACTTTACTGTTACCATTTACAACTGGATCTTTACCTTCACCTGCAGGATTTGAATATATAAATACTTACATTTCAGCTTCTGATGCAACTGCTGTATTATCTTTAAATGATACAAATAAAGAAATATATAAAAGAATATATCACAACTTACCTATTTTATTAAAGAAAAAAGGTACACCTGAAGGTTTAAGACTTTTAATTAACTTATATGGCATCCCAGACACAATATTAAGAATAAATGAATTTGGAGGAAAATCTAATTCTATATCTAACAATTGGGATAACTTTCAAGATCAATTTAATTATTCATTTAATGTATCAAGTTCAGGACATGTAAGAGTTCCTATAACAACAAGTTCAATTGCTATACCTACAGGCGCTTATGAATTTAGATTTAAAACACCAGGTATTCCAACATCAAATTTATCACAAAGCTTATTAGTAATGCAGCCTACTAATAACACAAATTTTTTCACTGTAGCATTAGAATACTCAGGCTCAAAATACACATCAGCTTCATATTCTGGTTCAATAGCTGATCCTTATAATGAATATGGAACTTTAAAACTTATATCAACTGCTCTTACTTCTGCAAGTATATATTTACCCTTCTTTGACGGCGGTTGGTGGTCAGTATTGGTTAATAATACAGGTAATAATAGTTTACTTTATGCTAAAAATAAAATTTATGAAGGATATGATGGAAATGCTATAGGTTTTCAAGGATCTGGAAGTGTAAATTTATCTATAGGTACTTTTGCTAGTGCTAGTTTATATTTACCTTTTTCAAGTTCTTTAACTTTAGCAACTAAAATATATCAACCATTTTCTGGTTCCTTTCAAGAATTAAGATATTATAATATACCATTAAGTGAAAGCCAATTTAATGATTTTGTAATGAATCCTTATTCAATAGAGGGAAATTTACTAAGCGGTTCCCAATCATCTTTAAGTAGTTTAAAATTTAGAGCACCATTAGGAACAATGTTAGATAATGACACTAGCTCTATAGTTAGAACTTCCATTCATCCATCATATACTTCTAATCCAGTCACTCAATCATTTACTTCAGGAAGTACATATTATTTATCAGGTTCATTTAATTTTACACCTAACACAGAAGTCACATATCAAGACCAATTTGCTTCAGGTTTAAAAAATGCAGTAACAGAAAAAATAAAAATAGCAAACACCATATATCCATCAGGTGATACCCTGTCTCAATATATTTCTATCCAACAAACATCACATGTAAGTGAAAGCTTTACAAGAGACATAGACTATGTTGAGGTGGCTTTTTCACCCCAAGATGAAGTTAACGATGATATTATATCTCAGCTTGGCTCATTCAACATTGGTCAGTATATTGGTGATCCAAGACAAGTATCTTCTTCATTAAACTACTATCCAGATTTTAATGTGTTAAGAGATGAATATTTTTCAAAATACACTCATAGTTATGATTTGTGGGACTATATGAGACTTATTAAATTTTATGACAATTCACTGTTTAAGATGATTAAAGATTTTACACCAGCAAGAACTAGTCTAGCTACAGGCATTGTTATAAAGCCAACATTGTTAGAAAGATGTAAATATCCTTTACCTCAAGCTAATACCAACACAACACAAACATATGTAGGAAGTCCTACTACAAAGCAAAAAAACATACCATACTAAAAAAATGCCATTAAAAAATATTATATTAACAGGATCAATAGGTAGTATTCCTACTCAGTCATATGGTCAAAAGATGTACATTTCATCTACTGAACAACAGTCCTTTCCAATAGAAAGAATTACAGGCAGCAGTGGAGGAACTTTTCAAAATTTCAATTCATCAATTGGACTTCATACAGGTACTGAATTATTCATCAATGTAACACAATCATATTTAGAATCTATTGACACCATAGCTGGTATAAGAACATTTATTCATGACACTCAAGAAGAATTTATAAATGGAGAATTTAGTGGTTCTAATTTAATGGTAGCAGATCAACGTTTAATTGATGAGGATTGTGTAGAATTTTTAAGTGTAAACACTACTTTAGTAAACTACAAAATCTATTTTTACTACTCATCAGCTTCCTTATACAATGAAACACCAATTGCAAACTTTTTAAATAACAACACTTCTCCAAATGATGGAGAAATATATTTATATTGGAATAAAACAATTCCTGCACCATTTGATTTAAACCCAATTATATTAGGAATACGTTACATTAAAATAGCAAATAGAGACTCTCAAGGAAACGACAATACTTTGTCACTTCAAGAACTAACTAGTTTAAGATTAAAATTTAGTGATGTTAGTACAGTATCAACTTACCCTATTTATTCTATAACCCCACGCTCTACTTATCATTTATATAGTATACTACCACAAATAAATGTAACATCATCAGCAGACAATAATGTTTTAAATCATGCTTTTAGTGCTTCTGCTTATACTGATTCATCAGTTTATGTTGCATCAGGTGGAATATATTACATTAATAGCTTTACAGAAAATACAGATATTTTAAATTACTTTAACCCAACCATAGGAATTTATACTTATGGTGACACTCCTAATCACACCATACACTATACAGCATCAATATTTATTACACCATCAACATCTCAACCACTGGCCTTTTATTTAAAGGGAGATTCAGGATCTTCTTTTGATATATCTTCTTCTATGACAATAAGTGCTGGAACTACTTTTACACTTTCAGGTTCAGCATCATTTTTTGAAACTCAAAATCTTCAATTAGTAGTAGGTCCTAAAGGTGGAGCTGAAGATAATCCTCCTTATAGTTTTAGTCAAGTTCAATGGTCCTTTACCCAATCTCTTAGTCCATACAGCATTACCACTCAAACAATATTAGAACCTTACCTACTCCATAATTTTAGAAACACTGACTGTGATGTAACAATGAACAATGTTAGTGAGCAAGAAGTTAGTGGATTTTACAGAAGAGTAAACTACAACTCTGGAGCTACAATTCCAACTAACCAACAGCAGATCATTTCACAATCTGCAGAATTTGCAGATGTAAAAGATTACAATTACTCAGCACGAGCTCACATTTTACCAAGATATAATGGTGTTAGAATAGTACAAAAAGAAGAAAATGTTTACACTTCAGGAGAATATGTTATTGATGGTGAAACTACTGTAGATGTTGGTTTTGGCAAAACACCTTCTGTTCAATCTTTAGAAACATATTTTGTATATTTTGATTATTTAGGAGGAACCAATCCTGAACTTATAGGTAAAGCAGCAGCTCACATTTTATATTTAATAGACATAGATGGAAATATATTAACTCCTTCACTTTCAAGTTCATACTACTATAATTTAATTGACAACTTTGAATCAAATAAAAAAGCAAATGTTATATTAAATGCTACATCTGGTAATCCTTTAACAATAGGAGACATTCCTATTATTAGAGCAGGAGCCATTCCTATGCCTATTATAGCATCTCAAACAGGAAGTCTTCCCTATCAAATCAACATTCAACCTACAATGTCTTTTGGAACATCTGGCTCTGCCATTCCAAATTACAATAGTATGTTTACTGCATCTGTTCAACAAACTGTCTCTGCAAATACCTTTCCACAAATAGTATTAGGTGGCACTACTTATGCCAATAATACAACCAGAGCAGGTAATGAAATAACAATTGGTACTACTTCAAATTTATTATACATAGCCTTACAAATTTCCTTTCCAAATGGAATTTTAGCTACAAATCCAAATCCAAGTTATTATCCTTTTAGTAGTTTTGTAAAATTCCAAGAGTCAACAGATGGAGGAGCTACTTTTAATATAATATATGAAGCTCCTTTTACAATGACTAATCCTGGTGATCTTATAAAACCAGTCATTACCTCTCAACCTTTTAGACCAATAAACGGCTATAAATACCGAGCAGCTATATATAATCCTACAGCGCAGTCTAATCTTATTTTTGATTTTGTTCAACTTCAAGTTATTCAAAACCCTCAAACAACAATACAAGAAGTACGCTCAGGGTCAGGAGGAGGATATTTCACATCATCATTACAATCTGCTAATGTACTAACAGGATCTTACTCTATGTCATTAATGTATAATCCT